AACCCCCCCTTCTTCTTCATCTTCATCTTCATCTCCATCTTCAATACCGTTATCCGTCACACACACCGTTAACGATCCTCCCGCGCGCGCGCCCGACCCGCCGCCAGCGCCTGTCGGCGCGGTGTGTGCCGGCCCATCGATGGCCGGCGCCGTCTGCGTGGCCCTGCGGGCCGCCGGGCTGGCGCGCACCAACCCGGCCCATCCGCAGCTGCTGGCCCTGCTCGACCAGGGCGCCGGGGTCGACAGCTTCGTCGCCGCCTGGCGCGACGTGCAGGCCGATGGCAAGCACCCCGCCGACCCCTTCGCCTACGTCCTCGGCATCGTGCGCGGCCAGCTGGCCCAGGCCCAGCAGATCGCCGCCAGCGCCGTCGCCATGCCGCTGCGCCAGGTGCCGCGCGCCGAAAGCTTTCGCGAGCGCGACGAACGCCTCGCCCGCGAACGCATCGCCGCCCTGACCGGGCGACAGCCCCAGCCCATCGACACCGTCATCGATGTCGAAACAACTATTAAAAGGATAGCGTAATGAGCCTGTCGATCAAGGCCGTTGACCGGATTTTTGTTCGCCTGCTGGCCACCTATGGCAGCGAATTCACCAGCCGCTACGCCGGTGTGCCTGAGGCCGACCTAAAGACCGCCTGGGCGCATGAGTTGGCCGGCTTCGCCAGCAACCTGCCGTCCATCGCCTGGGCCCTCGAAAACCTGCCCGAGCGCGCCCCCAACGTCATCCAGTTCCGCAACCTCGCGCGCCAGGCCCCCGCCGCCGAAACCCCGCGCCTGCCCGAACCCAAGCCCGACCCCGAGCGCCTGCGCGCCGAGCTGGCCAAGCTCGAACCCCTGCGCGCCGCCGTCAAGGCCGGCCAGTTCGTCGACCACAAGGCCTGGGCGCACCGCCTCATCGGCCGCCACGACGCCGGCGAGCGCGTCAACCGCACCGCGCTCGGCATGGCCCGCAGCGCCCTGCGCCTGGCCCCGGCGGAGGCGTGACATGCGCCGCCTGCGCCGCCACCTCGACCAACCCGCGCGCCGGTCGCTACCAGTTCGACTGCCTGCCATGCTGCGCGCGGCTGGTGCAAAGTACCCACCCCAGCCGCCCGCTGGCAGCAGCCATGCTGGCGGCCATAGCGCGCCACCCTGGCGCACCTGGCCGGGCCGCGATCTTGGCGTGCGTGCGCCGTTCCCCGGCGAAACCGCCCTGAGCTGGCCCGAGATCCACTGCGCCATCGCCATCGGCAAGATCGAAGAGGAGGGCACATGCGAATCGACCTGAAGTTCACGGGCATCGAATCCGTGATCCACCACCTCGACAAGCTGTCCGGCCCGAAGGCTGCTGAGGCCTACGTCAAGGCGCTCAACGACACCGGATTCGAAGTGCGTCGCAAGATGCAGGGCGAAATCAACCGCGTGTTTGATCGGCCCACGCCGTTCATCACCAAAGCGCCCAAGGTGTTCGCCGCCAAGCCCGACCGCCTGACCGTCACCGTCGCTCCAACCATGCACAGCGAAAGCAGTTGGCAGCGCGGCGGCAAGGTCGGCGTCGACCCGCAGCACGTCCTGCAAGCGCAAGAGTGGGGCGGCACACGCCGCGACAAGAAAAGCGAAATCGTCCTGCGCCGCGCTGGCATCCTGCCCGCCGGCTACCAGACCGCCATCCCCGCCACGCCGTACCCCGGCAGCGACGACGGGCGCGGCAACCTGCGCGGCGCCTTCCTGCAGCGCCTGCTCAGCTATCTGCAGGCGTTCGGTGAGCAGGGGTATTCGGCCAACATGAAAGGCGCGGCGCGTAACCGTTTCGAGGGCGCGCGCAAGTACAGCAACATCCGCACGCGCAAGACACACATGGATCGTGATCAGCGCTTCTTCGTCGTTCACCCCAACCGCAGCAAGACTCGGCATCTGGCCCCAGGCATCTGGGCCGCTCGCGCCATCCATGGCGTCGACCTGCGCCCCGTGCTCATGTTCGTGCGCACGCCAAGCTACAGCCCACGGCTCAGCATGGAGCGCATCGCCCAGTCTGCCAGCGTCGACGAATACCTGGCGCGCCGTCTGCGCTTCCGCATCCGCGAGGCCGTCGGCGAATGACCACCGCCGCCCGCCGCGCCGCGCCCGCGAAGTTCGCGGGTCCTCCCCACACTCCTTCCGATAAGGGTAATTCGCACCCCGATTTATCTCTAGTCACAGGGTCAGCGCAAGGGGGTTCCGCTTCTGTGGGCCATGTTCAGCACCTGGAAAACATCGATCCCACCACGCTCACGCCGCACCCCAACAACAGCCGAAAGCACTCCGATGACCAGCTGGCGCAGCTCATGCACAGCATCGAGCGCTTCGGCTTCAACGGCTCCATCACGATCGATGAAAACGACGTGATTCTGGCCGGCCATGGCCGTGTCCAAGCCATGATCCGCCTCGGCCGTCCCACCATCCCCTGCGTGCGCAAGTCCGGCCTGTCCGACTTCGAAAAACGCGCCTACGTCATCGCCGACAACCAGATCGGCCTGAACTCCGAATGGGACGATGAAACCCTCGCCGCCGAACTCGCCGTGCTGATCGATGGCGGCATGGCGCTTGGCGACCTCGGCATCCCCCTCGGCGCCCTGGCCGACCTCGAATCCGCGCCCCCCATCACCGCCGCCGACATCCGAGCCATCGAAGCCCAGGCCGACGATGCCCCCGTCACGCACGAAGAATTCGAGCGCGAAATGGCCCGCGTCGACACCGCCGGTCTGCTGCCCATCGTCCCCATCTACGCCGAGCACCACGAGGCCTTCATCATCGTCTGCGACAACGCCATCGACGAAGCCTGGCTGCGCAACCGCCTCGGCCTCGAACAACCCCAGCAGTCCTACAAAGACGTCAAGGCGCGCATCCCCAACGTCCTCACCGTGCAACAGCTGCGCGAGCGCCTGACATGAGCGCCATCCCCATCATCATCCCCAGCGCCGGCCGCGCCGACGCCGTGCTCACCAACGTCTCCGGCGCCGTCCTCTACGTCCCCGAATCCGAGGCCGCCGCCTACGCCGCCGCCAACCCCGCCACCCGCATCGAAACCCACCCCGATCGCGCTCACCGCAACCTCGCCGCCAAGCGCCAGGCCATCCTCGACCGCTGGCCCAGCGTCTTCATGCTGGACGACGACATCGCCTTCGTCAGCCGCCTCTACCTGCCCGGCAACAACCGCACCCAGCACCTCACGCCCGACCAGGCCAACGACCTGATCCAGCGCACCGCCCACGCTGCCCGCGCCGCCGGCTGCCACCTGTTCGGCTTCAGCAGCAGCCCGAACGCCAAGCACTACTACCCGCACAACCCGCTCGAACTCACCGCCTACATCAACGCCAGCGCCATCGGCATCCTCTCCGGCGGCCAGCTCTACTTCACCGACCGCACCACCGCCGCCGAAAGCCACTGGATCAACCTGCTCAACGCGCGCCTCAACCGCAAGGCCTGGCGTGACTCGCGCTACTGCTTCGCCCAGGCCCCCGGCAGCACCTTCTTTCGCCCCGGCGGCCAGACCGCGCACCGCACCCTCGCCACCGAACTGGCCGACACCTTGTTCCTGCGCCGCATGTTCGGCCAGGCCGTGCAAATCAAACGCAACCGCGGCGACGCCGCCACCACCCACCCCTACCAGCGCACCCTGCGCATCCCGTTGTGATCGCCCCATGGCCACCACCCACGTCTACCACCTCGTCGATCCCCGCTGCCGCACCATCCGCTACATCGGCAAGACCGCCAGCCCGCAATCGCGCCTGCGCGCCCACATCCAGGAGGCGCGCGAAGCCCAGAACACCGACAAAAAGCGCTGGATCGCCGATCTGCTCGCCCAGGGCCTGCAGCCCGTCCTCGTCATCGCCGCCACCTGCCCCAGTGAGTCGCAGGCCCGCATCGTCGAAAGCCGCCACTGCCACCAGCACCTGGCCACCATCTACAACATCCACGACCCGGCCAAGGGCGCCAAGGGCCTGCGCAAACCGACTGCGGCCACCAGCTGATCGCCCCCCTCGCATGAGCCAGCCCGCCAACACCATCAGCCACGATGCTGCGGCCCGCGTGCTCAAGCTCGCGCCCGCCGATCTCGCGCGCCTGGTGGATCAGGGCGCCGTCCCCCGCGTCTCGCGCGACGCCTACCAGCTCATGCCACTGGTGCATGGCTACCTCGACCACCTGCGCGCCGAGCAAGACCGCATCATCCAGCGCCCCACCCAGACCGAGATTGCCGAACACCTCGACATCTCCGACCGCCGCGTGCGCGAACTCGCCGTCGAATGGGGCATCGACAGCCGCGAAATCAGCCTCAGCGCCTGGCGCATCCGCTACCTGCGCCACCTGCGCGAACAAGCCGCTGGCCGCGCCGCCGCGGGCGATCTCGACCTCGCCGTCGAGCGCGCCCGCCTTGCCAAAGAGCAGGCCGACCGCATCGCCATGCAAAACGCCGTCACCCGCAAAGAGCTGGCCCCCACGCACCTGATCGAGGAAGTCCTCGCCCGCGCAGGCGCCCGCGCCGCCAAGCTACTTGACACCATCCCGGGCGAGCTGCGCCGCCGCGCCGCCAGCCTCACCGCCGACGACCTCGGCACCGTCGCTGGCGTCATCGTCAAGGCCCGCAACATCGCCGCCGCCGTCAGCCTTGCCGACCTCGAAGACGACGACCAGGCCGACACCACCGACGCCGATGCCGACACCGACCGCATCCTCTCCGACGACGTCGGCGAAGGGGCCGCCGCGTGATCTTCTCCAGCGCCGAACTCGAACAACTCATCGAGGTCGAAAACCGCCTCAAACGCGGCATGGCCGCCTGGGCCGTCCCCGAGCCCATGACCCTCGATCAGTGGGCCAGCAAGCACTTCTACCTCAGCGCCGAATCCAGCAACGTCGAACAGGCATGGACCCCCTGGCCATTCCAGCGCGCCATCATGTCCTGCATCAGCAACGACGACGTGGCCGAGGTCTACCTCAAGAAATCCGCCCGCGTCGGCTACACCAAGATCATCCTCGCCTCCGTCGGCTACTTCGCCGAACACAAGCGCCGCAACCAGGGCCTGTGGCAGCCCACCGACGAAGACCGCGACGAATTCGTCAAGACCGAACTCGACCCCATGCTGCGCGACGTGCCCTGCATGCGCACCGTCCTGCCCAGCTTCCTCAGCCGCCACAAAGACAACACCCTCCAGCAAAAGAAGTTCGTCGGCTCCATGCTCCACCTCAAGGGTGCCAAGGCCGCCAAGAACTTCCGCCGCATCAGCATCGACATCGGCTACCTCGACGAAGCCGACGCCTGCGACCGCGACGTCGAAAAAGAAGGCGACCCCGCCAGCCTCATCAAAAAGCGCCTCGAAGTCGCCACCTTCAAGAAGTTCGTCGCCGGCACCACCCCCAAGCTGCGCGGCTTCTCCCTCATCGACGACCTCTGCGCCACCGCCGATGCACGCTTCACCTACCAGGTGCCGTGCCCCCACTGCGGCCAGCACCACCCCCTCACCTGGGGCGGCAAGGGCGAGCCTCACGGCTTCAAGTGGACCGATGGCGACCCCGCCACCGTCCGCCACCTCTGCCCCCACTGCGGCAGCCTCACCACCCAGGCCGAATACCTCGCCGTGGCAGAGCAGGGCGTGTGGATCTCCGATTGCGGCGCCTACCACCTGCACGCCGATGGCCGCTTCACCACCCCCGCCGGCCAGCCGCTGCCCGCGCCCGGCAAGGTCGCCTTCCACGTCTGGACCGCCTACAGCCCGGTCGTTCCCTGGTTCGCCATCGTCGCCGACTTCACCGTCGCTTATGGCGAATTCATGCAAGGTAAGCCCGAAAAGCTCAAGGCCTGGACCAACACCACCAAAGGCGAAAGCTGGGAAGGCGAAATCGAGCGCACCGACGCCGACGAACTCAAGAACCGCGCCGAGCCCTTCCCGCTCAAGCAGGTCCCGCGCAACTGCCTGCTCCTGCTGTGCGGCGCCGACACCCAGGACAACCGCATCGAATTCCACGTCTGGGGTTATGGCCTCGGCGGCGAAACCTGGACCATCGACCACCACGTCGTCTTCGGCAACCCCGCCACCACCGCCCTGTGGGACGAATGCGAACAATGGCTGCGCGCCACCACCTACCAGCACGCCAGCGGCGCGCCCCTGCGCATCCACGCCACCGCGCTTGATTCCGGCGGCCACCACGCCGACGCCGTCTACGCCTTCGCCCACCGCCTACGCGCCCTCAAGGTCCACGCCATCCGCGGCGCCAGCGGCCGCGAGCGCGCCATCGAAAACGGCAACACCAAGGTCGGCTACCGCTGGAACGGAAAGCTCGAGCGCCAGGGCCCCATCCTCTGGCACGTCGGCACCAACCTTGCCAAAGACCGCCTTAAGTCCCGGCTCGACATCACCCAGCCCGGCCCCGGCTACATCCACCTCAGCGATGGCCTGTCCGACGAATGGTTCAAGCAGCTCGCCGGTGAAGTCCGCGCCACCCGCCGCCTCGCCCATGGCACCGAAAGCCGCTGGACACCCATCCGCAAGCGCAACGAAGCCATCGACTGCGCCGCCTACGCCATCTGGCTCGAAGAGCGCCTCAACCTCTGGGCGCCCTCAAAAGCCAAGTGGTGGCAGGAGCTCGAAGCCCAGCTCAACCCGCCCGACGACCTGTTCAGCCTCGCCGCAGCAGATCCAGCGCCAGAGACCCAGGCCACCGCTTCACCGCCACCGCCGCCCGCCACCACCCCCGCCGCCGCCGTCAGCGCCCACACCGCCGACCCCAACCCCTTCGCCCCCATCCGCCTGCGCTGACCGCCCACATGCTCCACCCCACCGCCAGCACCACCCGCAAGCGCGCCCGCGCCGCCGCCGCCGAAGACGTCCTCACCGTCATCGAAGCCGAGGCCCGCGCCGTCGCCCTCGCGTTCGGCGCCAGCGCCCCCGATGCCGTCGCCGCCGCGCTGGTCGATCGCCTGCTGGTGCGCATCGGTGGTGCGCCGTTGTACCTACCCCGCACCGATCCCCGCAAGCGTGCCCGCCAGCACGCCGCCATCCGCGCCCAGTTCGATGGGAAGAACCATGTCGAACTCGCTCGCAGCCATGAACTCAGCGTGCGCCGCGTGCGCCAGATTCTCAAGGCGCCAGTGCGATAAGTGACGCCCGCGCGCCGATGTGCTAGCGCGCCGCGCTGCCCCGCCATCGTCATCCGCCGGAAAGTGAAATGATTTAGTGAAACTTTCACATGGAGGTTTCACCACCCGCTCGGCAAAGTGCCCCCCATGGGCATCTACAGCCATCTGACCGACGCGGAACTTACCGCCAAGCGCGACCAGCTCCTGGCCGCCGTCGAGTCCACCGCCAGCGGCATCGCCAGCGTCAACCACAACGGGCGCGGCGTCAGCTACAGCAGCAACGCCGCCAACGCCCGCCGCCTGCTGGGCGACGTTCAGGCCGAGATTGACCGCCGCGCCGGCCGCGCCGAGCGCGGCCCCATCTACATGGCGGCCTGACACCATGGCCCGCCGCCGCCCGCGCCCCGTCACCCGCAGCGCAGCGCCGCGCCCGCAGGCCGCCGCGCCCGTTATGCTGTCCACGCACGATGGCGCCGCCAACGACCTGGCCCTGGGCGCCTGGCAACCCGTCGCCGCCAGCGCCGACACCGATCTGCTCACCGATCTGCCCTCGCTGGTCGCCCGCTCGCGCGACCTCGCGCGCAACAACGGGCTCATGTCCGGCGGCATGCAGACCTTGCGCGACAACATCGTCGGCGCCACCCTGCACCTGTCCGCCATGCCCGACTACCGCCTGCTCGGCTGGTCACGCGAACAGGCCCGCGAGTGGGGCAACCAGACCGAGGCGCAATTCCGCTCCTGGGCCGACACCACCGACTGCGACGCCGCCAACACCCTGACCCTGCTCGGCCTCACCCTGCAAGGCCTCGGCAACGCCATGCTCGATGGCGACGCACTCGCGCTGCCCATGTGGCTGCCGCGCGCCGGCTCGCCCTGGGGCACCCGCCTGATGATGGTCGAGTCCGACCGCCTCGCCACCCCGCTCGAGCTGCGCCACCGCGACACCATCCGTGGCGGCATCGAATTCGACCGCTGGGGCGCCCCCGTGGCGTACTACGTGCTCAAGCACCACCCCGGCGATCTGCTCAGCATCCGCGCCGCCAGCCAGGAATACGAGCGCGTCCCCGCCCTCACGCCCTGGGGCCGCAAGCGCGTCATTCACCTGCATGACAAAGAGCGCACCGGCCAGAGTCGGGGCAAGCCCATCGTCACCGCCGTCATGCGCGAGCTGCGCATGGCCGGCAAGTACGCCAGCAACGAGCTGGAGGCCAGCCTCGCCAACTCGCTGGTGGCTGCATTCCTCGAATCCGACCTCAGCCCAGACGCCGCGTCCGAGCTGTTCGGCCAGGACCCGCGCGCCAGCTGGCACAAGTCGCTGATCGACGGCAAAGCCAGCATCCGCAAGCTCGAAGGCGCCGCCGTCATCCCGCTGCCCGTCGGCGCCCGCCTGTCCAGCTTCACCCCGGCCGCCCCAATCAGGCCTTCGAAGCCTTCATGCTCGCCAGCCTGCGCCACATCGCGGCGGGCCTGAACCTGCCTTACGAGCTGCTGGTCAAGGACTTTTCCAAGACCAACTACAGCAGCGCCCGCGCCGCGCTGCTCGAGGCCTGGCGCTACTTCAGCGGCCGCCGCCGCTGGCTCAGCGACACCTGGCTGCGCGCCATCTACGAGCTGTGGCTCGAAGAAGCCATCAACACCGGCCGCGTCGAAGCGCCCGGCTACTACGACAAGCGCTACGCCTACTCGCGCGCCAAGTTCATCTTCGGCGGCCGTGGCTGGATCGATCCCGTCAAAGAGGCCCAGGCCAGCGTCCTGCGCATGGCCGCCGGCCTGTCAACGCTTGAGCGCGAATGCGCCGAACAGGGCGACGACTTCGAGGACCTGCTCGACCAGCAGGCCGCCGAGCGCGACATGCGCGAAGAGCGCGGCCTGTCCACCGCCGCGCCAGAGACCACCAAGCCCAGCGGCCTGGCCCGCCGCACCGCCGACCAGGCCGGGCAGGGCGGCAGCAGCCGCGAAGACGGTGATGAGGGCGACGACGACTCCGCCGCCACCACCGCCGCCTACCACCACACGCTCAACCTCATCGCCGAAGGGCAGGGCGCCGCCGCATGAAATACCCCCACCTCGCCGCCCGCGTGTTCAACACGCCTCTGCTCATCCACCCGGCCAAGCTCGACGCCATCATCGCCGGCCTCGGCCCCCGCCTGCTCGGTGTTGACGCACTCGCCACCGACGCCGCCGCGCAGGGCGCCGACCTGTTCAGCACCCGCCGCGGCACCCGCGCCAAGCGCGGCTATGGCATCACCGATGGCGTCGCCGTCATCGGCGCCAGCGGCGCCCTGGTGCACCGCACCCGCATCGACGCCGATTCCACCCGCCTGCTCGGCTACAACGACATTGCCGCCGACGTCGAAGACGCCCTCGCCAACCCCGAGGTCCACGCCCTCGCGCTGGTGTGGGATTCCCCCGGTGGCGAGGCGCAGGGCGCGTTCGAGCTCGCCGACCGCCTGCACGCCCTGCGCGGCCGCAAGCCCATGGTCTCCATCGTCGATGGCATGGCCGCCAGCGCCGCCTACCTGGCCGCCAGCGCCGCCGACGAAGTCGTCAGCACCGCCACCGGCTACGCCGGCTCCATCGGCGTCGTCATGCGCCACGTCGATTTCAGCCACGCCCTGCACGCCGATGGCGTCAAGGTTACCCACATCTTCGCCGGTGCGCACAAGGTCGACGGCAACCCGTTTGAGCCGCTGCCCGACACCGTGCGCGCCGACTTTCAGGCCGAAGTCAACGACCTGTACGACCTCTTCATCACCGCCGTCGCCCGCCAGCGCGGCATCGCCGCCGAGGCCGTGCGCAAGACCCAGGCGCAAACCTATCGCGGCCTCGCCGCCAAGGCCGTCGGCCTGGTCGATCGCCTCGGCACCACCGACCAGGTCATCGCCGACCTGGCCGCGCAGCGCAACCGCAGTTTCCCCGCCGGGGCGGCGTCCGCCCCATCCGCAACCGCCCAAGACCTAGGAGCATCCATGTCCGGCAACACCCCCGCAGGCGGTCAGCAAGCCGCCACCCCGCAGCCCGCCGCCGCCGATCTGGCGCAGGCCCGCGCCGAAGGCCACGCCGAAGGCGCCCAGGCCGAACGCGAGCGCACCGCCGCCATCCTGGCGCACCAGCGCGCCGCCACCCACGTCGCCCTGGCGCACCAGTGCATCACCAGCGGACTCAGTGCCGACCAGGCCGGCGCCATCCTCGCCGCCGCGCCCGAGGTGGCAGTCCTGTCGGTCGCCAACGACAGTGCCGCGCCATTCCACGCCGCCATGGCCGCCATCGGCAACCCCGACGTCAGCGGCATCGAGCGCGACACTAGTGCGGACAGCGACGAAGCCGCTCTCGCCGCCCAGATCGTGCAGACCTTCCGCGCCCACGCCAAGGCCTGACCCCACCCCGCACCCACCACCCCAGGAGCGCACACCATGCACGCCCAATTCCGCACCGAGGGCACCCACACGCCCGACGCCCTCATCGCCGGCAACGCCCACCTGCTGGTCGGCCGCCAGGTCACCATCCTGAGCGGCCAGAACCTCAAGCGCGGCGCCGTCCTCGGCAAGATCACCGCCAGCGGCAAATACACCCTGTCGGCCAGTGGCGCCAGCGATGGCAGCCAGACGCCCGACCTGATCCTCGCGCAAGACGTCGACGCCTCCGCCGCCGACAAACCCGCGCTGGCCTACGCGCGCGGCGACTTTGCCGCCAGCGCGCTCACCCTCGGCGCCGGCCACACCGACGCCAGCATCACCGAAGGCCTGCGCGCCAAGGGCATCACCCTGCTGCCCATCGTCGACTGACCGCCCACGCACCCCCACAAGGACCCACCATCATGGACATTTTCAGCACCGCCGTCCTGGCCCGCGTCGTCGCCGAGCTGCCCGCGCCCGCGCCGTTCTTCCTCAACTCCTTCTTCACCGGTTTGCAGACCGAGACCAGCGAAGAGATCCACTTCGACATCGACCAGGGCCGCCGCCGCCTGGCCCCCTTCGTCTCGCCCATCGTGGCCGGCAAGGTGGTGCGCAGCAAGGGCTACACCACCAAGGTCTTCACGCCCGCCTACGTCAAGGACAAGCGCGTCTTCGATGCCAACCGCCCCTTCAAGCGCGCCATCGGCGAGCGCATCGGCGGCGAGATGGCTCCCGCGCAGCGCCTGCAGGCCATGCTCGGCACCGAGCTGCTGGACCAGCTTGGCATGCTCACCCGTCGGCAAGAGGTCATGGCCGTCGAGGCCCTGCGCACCGGCAAGATCATCGTCAGCGGCGCCGACTACCCCACCGCCGAGCTCGACTTCGGCCGCCACACCGATCTGACCAAGGGTCTGACTGGCGCCACGCGCTGGGGCGAAGCCGGCGTCAGCCCGCTGGCCGACGTGCAGGCCTGGTCGCTGCTGGTCACCCAGCACAGCGGCGCCGCTGCCAACGTGGTGGTAATGGACATCAAGGCATGGCAGTTGTTCAGCGCCGATGCCCAGGTGCAGAAGCTGCTCGACCGCTTCCGTGGCAAAGACGCCATGAACCCCACCGTGGTGGGCGAGGGCGGCCGCTACATGGGCAGCATCGGCGACCTGGACATCTATGTGCACGTCGGCTGGTACGAGCACCCGACCACGGGCGCGACAACCCCCCTATCTGCCCGACCACACCGTCATCATCACCAGCCCTGATCTGGAGGGCGTGCGCGCCTACGGGGCAATCCGCGACGAGGCCGCCGGCTTCCAGGCCGTGCCATTCTTCGGCAAGAGCTGGACCGAGCCCGACCCCGCCGTGCGCTACCTGCTGATGCAGTCCGCGCCGCTGCCCGTGCCCTACCGCATCAACGCCAGCCTGGGCGCCACCGTCCGCTGATCGATGGCCGCGCCATGAAGCTCATTGCTCTCGTCACCATCGAGCCCGGCAGCGTGCCGCCGGGCGGCGTGATCGACATCAAGGACAAGGCCGAAGCCGAATCCCTGGTCGCCCGCGGCCTCGCCGCGCTGCCGCCCAAGGCCCCGGCGCCCGCCGATCCGCCACCGCCGCCTGCGCCCACACCGGTCGCGCCGCCGTCCGACCCCGACCCGAAGTAAGCGCCATGCTCACCGCCCCCTTCGCCGCCCTCGAACAGCGCGTCAACACCACCGTGTTGACCGCGCTGTCCAACGCGCTCGTGCGCGTGGGCCTCGGCGATGCGCAGGTCGGCATCTTCGACAACGACTACGCCAGCGCCCACATCGGCGACGCCGGCATGGCCGCCGCCACGCCCGCCGTCACCGTGCCCACCGACGGGCTGCCCAGCCCGCTGGTAGGCGCACCGGTGCAGGTCGAGTACTGCGGCGTCACCACCTGGTACCGCGTCGCCGCCCACCACCCCGACGGCACCGGCATGTCCGTGCTGCTGCTGGAGCGCACCGCATGAGCGCCAGCGCCTTCCTCCAGCTGCGCGACGCCCTGGTCGCGCACTTGCAGTCCGACCCCGCCATCGCCGCCGTGCCCGTGTACGCCAACCGCGTGCGCCCCATCGGGCAAGAGGAAGACGCCGCCATCAACCTGGTGCTGTCCGACAGCAAGGCCGCCCACGTCGTCACCCAGCACACCGACTGGCACACCGGCTTCTTCATCGACTGCGCCGCCCGCGCCGTGCCCGGCGTCGCCGATGCCGCCACCGTCGCCGACGCCCTGCTGCGCGCCGTCTACGCCCGTATGTCCGCCTTCGCGCCGCCCGCGCTCGGCGTCATCGACATGGTGCTCGACGAAGCCATCCGCTGGGACCACGCCGCCGAAGACGTGCCCTACACCAGCGCCACCCTGCGCGTCACGGTCCAGCACCGCACGCCAGGCCACACCCTGCAACCCGCCACCTGAGCGTCCAGCCATGAGCCCCGCCGCCATGAAAGCCCAGACCCCAAAGCCCGCGCCCGCCGCCGCCGACGTCGCCGCCCCGGCCGATCCGGCCCCCGCGCCGCCCGCACCCGCGCCCGTCGATCCCCAGGTCGGCGGCCGCTTCCTGCGCCTGCCCGATGGCAGCTTGCAGCCGCTGCCAGACCACGACGAACCCGCCCCCGCCGCCCCCGCCACCACCCCCGAAAGCCGAGTAACCCGCCATGGCCCGCAAGTTCAAGAAAACCCTCATCCTCGCCAAGATCGAGGCCACCCCGGCACCGACGCCGCCCCCGCCGCCGCCGATGCGCTGCTGATTTCGGATGCCTCTTTCGAGGTCGAATACCGCAACGTTGAGCGCAATTTTGATCCGCGACGCCATGGGCCACAGCGGCACCCTGGTCGGCACCCGCAACCTCAAGATC